AATACAACTGTATAATGAAACAGTGGGCTTTGGTGTTCCGGCGGGGCAAACTGTCCAATGACAGAGGATATGGGGACCACCAAGCGGGGGAACTTATCCGCTCGGCGTAAGCTGGCAATATGGGAGCGTGAAAAGGGTAAGTGCATGGTGTGCAGCGTAAAGCTGGTCACCGGAAAGTTTATCTTTGAACATGTCCGCGCCCTTGAGCTTGGTGGGACTGATACGGATGACAACATACGTTTGACATGCAAGGGTTGCGCTACGGAGAAGACCAAACAGGATCATTCCAATGCGGCCCGCGCCAAACGTAAGAAGTCTTCCGTTCTCGGCCTCAAACAATCCAAAACTCCTATGCCATTTGGCAAAGGTTCTAAGTTTAAGAAGAAGATGGATGGGACTGTTGTCAGGAGAGATTCCGGTGAATGACAACTATGATGGATTTGTCAAAAGGCTTTCCAATTCAAGCCACGCTGTCTTTCGGGTTGCTGAGTGGATACACAGGGGTGGTCGGTCTGTTTACATACCGTCTATCCGTATATGCCCTCCTGATGGAGACCCAAATGACTATGTTGACGATGGGGATATTTATGTTGATGACGAAGTAAAAGGGCGTATAAAAATTGAAGTTAAACACTTACCAAACAGGAATTTTACCGGTCCTTATGATTGGAGCTTTCATGAGGTTATAGTGTCAAACAAAAATACAATAATACGCAACAGAGGACAGATAGAAACATATATTGTCGTAAACGCGCCAATGACACATGCCATGGTGATACCTTGGTCCACAGTAAAATATTGGTATGAAAAAGACATATATGCAAGTAATACAAAAAAATACGAGACATTTTTGGTTTGTCCAGTAGAACATGTTAAGTTTAGAAAGATAACGGAGTGACCATGAGGTTTTTATTAACTATGCACATGCCTAGTGCTACAGGGAACCCTGTTCACCAGCTTACAGTAGAAAGCGTATGCAATTCCTGCGAGGAGTTTCTTGAGGAATTGAATGACAGTGAATTTGTAATGGTTGACTTGCTTTACAAATATGATTCTGACATAGGAGAAACAAGCTGGGAAAATAAAGGCGCAATTATTCTTAACACTTCCGTAATAGGAAAAGTGCAAGAATATCTTGAAATGAAAAAGGGTGAAAATTATGAACCACAAAGAAATTTTGACACGCGCAACAGATATACTGCGGGACCGAGGCCTCCTTTACGGCAACGTGGATGACTTACATAATGATGTCAGCATTATTGCATCTGTCATCCTTGGCAAAAATATATCCAGCTATGATGTCGCAATGATTCACCACGCAACAAAGCTGGCGCGGATGAAAACCTCTCGCACACATAAAGACAATTATGTTGACGGCATTAACTATCTGGCCTTTGCAGCAGAGTTTGCCGATCAGCCCGATAGTATTGCTGTGGGTCTTGAAGACAAGATTTATGCTGTGGCGCAAGACTTGAAAAAGGTGTGACATGGCAGAAATTACAGATGTTGTTGTGACACGCACTGATGTCATAAAAGCTGCACTGGAATGGCTGGAGTTGCGTAATGCAAGTTATAACAATCCTTGGGATGAAGAGGCTTCTCCTATCATTCTGGCGGTAACAAAACTTGCAGAAGAACGCGCCAATGATATGCTGATTCAATACGCCAAACAACTTGATGACAAAAAAGACAAGCATGAGCAGATGCTTGATACCATTGAAGAATTGCTACAAACAAATATACAGGATTTGAAAAATGACGGTGGTGTGGAATTACTGGACTGAGGAAGAAATTGAAAGCCTGAGGCAGCTTTGGTCAAAAGGGCATACTGGCGCGGAAATAGCCAATATGCTTGGCAAATCCCGCAATGCTGTTATGGGGCGTATCAGCCGCATGAGAGAGCGGGGGGAGCGTTTACCGTCTGAGCGTGAGCGCAAACCACCTAAAATAAAAGCACCAAAGGTTCCAAAAGAAAGGGTAACAAGAATTGTTTTACCCCCGAAACCTAAAAAGAAAATTGAGTATGTAAATGTTGATTATGATCCAAACAAAAAATACCCCAAGTTTAAAGAGCTTGGTAAGTGGCAATGCAGATATGTTATGAATGACGGTCACCCATCACAATATGTTTTCTGTGGCGCAGAAACAAATTTTGAAAGTTTTTGCCCTTCTCACAAACAGCTTTGCTACACAAAGGCGGTTAAAAATGATAATGCTTCAACTAAACCCACCAATTCCACTAATTACGCCAAAAGGAAATTCTTTGGCTCATTTTCTCATTGACTACGGATCAGAACATCATCTGCTATGGGTTTGTTTTCAAAATGACACAGGCGAATGTTGGACTTGGAGTAACAAAGAAATTCGGATTGAGCCAAACATTACCATGGGAAGGATGCCATACAATGTCAAATAAAGTCCCTAATGTTGTCCATTTCATTTACCCAGTTTGGGAGCGGACTCGGCCTTTGTCATATTTAAATTATATGGCAGTCAAAATGGCAAAAGAAGTGCAGGTTCCTGACGAGATTAAGTTTTGGATAAACAAAGACCCAGAGCCAAATGAATGGTGGGACAAAATTAAAGAATTTGTCACAGTCTACCATACCCCAATGGACGGCAAACATTTGGGTGTAAATATTGAGTGGCCTCAGTTACAATCTGATCTGACAAGATTGGAGATACTTAACAATGAGGGTGGCATATACCTTGATACTGACATGTTGCTTCTTCATCCTCTTAGCCTGTATATGGATGATGATTTCTCTATGTGTCTTGAGCCCTCAGATGGGCCTCCAGTTTCGGCTTGTAATGCCCTGATGATTGCCAAGCCAGAAGCGCAGTTTGTAAAGCTCTGGTTGGAAGAAATGCCAATGGCTTTAGCGCATCCAGTATGGGCCTATGGCGGGGTAAAAGTGCCATTTGAATTGTCACAAGCCTACCCACACTTGGTCTCAATGTATCCCGCGTGGCATTTCTGCCCATTGGACCTTAAACAAAATTGGCTGTTTTCTACAGACCCAGAAGTGTTTCATGAGGCAAACAAAAGGTCTCAGTGTTCAACTGCTGTTCACGGATTTGAAACATTCTGGCGTGACATTGTAAAAGACATCACGCCACAATGGTGCAAAGATAACCCTCATAGCCTGTTCAGTGTGCTAACTGAACCGCACAGGGATTAAGCCTTCATAATGTAGGCAAGGGCATAATACGGGGGCAAGTTAGCATTTGTCCCTGAACTACCTGCCGATGAAATGGTTGTTGACACAGTAATGCCAGTGGTGGCTGCATAGGTGTTGACTTGACCAACAGTGAAAGGACCACCACTCCAGCTTAATCCATCAGAACCAAATAACCGAGTTTCACCTTGTTGGGTATGAGCGTGCCCCGGATCAGAAACCGTGCTTGAAGCAGAGTGACTATGCGCGACAAGCGTAGCATCAGCAGAGCCGCCTGTAGCCGCCACGGCATATGTTGACCCAGCGCCAACAATAAATCTGTCTCTTAAATCGGGCGTTCCATTGGACCCATTACATAAATACCAACCTGAAGGAATGGATGCAATGGAGCCGGACCACATAGTAATTACACCAGACGGAATATATGTGAAAGTTCTTATATTTGTTCCATCTGAATAAATGGTTGCGGGTGTGTTTCTTGAAACACTAACGGTTGTTCCACCTCCACCAGAATTAAATGTTACTGTCCATGGCCCACCAGTAGAATCTGTTGTGGTATTATAAATAATCCACTGTCCGCCCACGCCTGATGGTATTGTGTATGTCACGCTTGCTGACATAGCGCCAGAAACACCAATAATGAGTGACCGATATTGCGTGCTTGTAAGAGTTGCCGAACCAGATGTTGCATTCAATGATGTCAAACCACCAAATGCTTGGTCAATGACATCCATGTCACTATTTACAGGCACGTTCCATGTGTCAACGTAATCACCGTTTCCCGGTTTTTCTAATCTTTTGTTTGTTGTGTATGTTGAAACCATGGGTCAATCCTCAAATTTTGTGATTGGCAATCTCAAGGGCTTTCGCCACCTGATTGTCATGCAAACCTAGCAACGGTTTGGTGTTTGTGCTGGTTTTCTTTTTAGCACGTTCTACAGCAGAAAGTAACTGGTCTGCTGTCATGCCACCAACACGGCCCCCACTGGCACGGGCTACTGGGGTATATCCGGGCTTTTCGTCCACTGGCTCTAATGCGCCCAAGTTACTGATCCGTGGGTATGACCTGACATTAAGATACGGCACATTAAATCCTGCCCCTTCTGACCCAACAGTTCTAGGAGCGCCAGCACGTTGAGCAGCCGCTTCAAAAGCAGAACTGATACCTGACGCGCCTGCATTTAAACCTTTACCAGCCAAAGCTCCTAACACAGCCTCCGTGCCATGGGGGACGTTAAAAGCAAAACCAGCAGCAGGAAGAGCATATTTTTTTAATATTGTGCTAATCATCCCTGCTTTTTCGTCATCTGAAACAGGGCGCTTATAAACAGTGTCAATGGCCTGACCCATGTTACGGAGGTCACGCAATTTATCTTTAGCCGCAGCAGTTGCAGCGGAGTCTGAAGCATGAGCCTCAAGATTGTTCAGAACGCCAGTTGTATCAGCGCCAAAGGCTCGCAATGTCACGGGCAATGTGCGCGGGTCTAAATACTTGTTGAACTGGTCAGGCAGCTTGGCAATGTTGTCCCCAGTGGGTGTAAGCATGTTATTGCGGATAGCCGCATTAAAGCTCTCCATTTCAGGAGAACCAGCACCAATCATTTTTTCCATACGGCTGTAATATAAAGGCCCAAGCCGTGGGTCAGTGACATACTGGTTAATTTTACCCTGTGCCGCCTGTGCCATCTCCGGTGTAATGTTACTGGACATATACTTGGAATTGGCATCTTGAAGCTGTTTTAGGGTTTGGTTAATTGCACCCTTTTCCCCACCGCCTTTTTGTTGGTAGGTTTTTATAAAATCAGACCAACCTTTATCAGCACGGCCCAATTCAACAGCAGCCTGTAACTGAGCCTGTGGCGTTCCTTGGAACATGCCATTTGACACAGCTTGGTTTAAAGACTGCTTGTAACCTTTAATGATGGCTTCAACAGCCTTACTGTCGTCAATGTCACGAGCAAAACCACGGGCCTTACTAATTTCATCTTTGGCCTTAATCATATCTTGGAAGGTTACTTGACCACCTTTTGACTCAAGGTTTTGTAATTCCATGT